CTTATGTAACTCCTACTACCTCTAAGGGTAGCGCAAACAGCACTTATACCATTCTCAATGATATTGTTAATGGCAAATATAAGACCGTAATGGCAAATGGCAAGGAAAATGCGGCTAAGGTTCGTATTGACTCTGCTATTGGACTAAATGAGTTCTATTCTAGCCGCAACGGAGCTGAAGAACTGGTTTCTGCAAAGCGCAATGAGGGCGGTTTTATTCATATTGTTGATATGCTGAATGAGAACGAGAATGAGCGCAATACTTTTAAGGTTGATATGGTTATCACCAGCGTCAATCGCACAGAGGCCAATCCTGATACCAATACCGAGGAAAAAGTAACAGTTCATGGTTGTGTCTTTGATTTTAGAAATGCTATTCTTCCTGTTGATTTTATCGCAACAAACCCAGGAGCGATGGATTATTATGAGAGCCTGGATGCTTCTCCAAAGCACCCCGTATTCACTAGACTTTGGGGCAGACAGATTTCTCAAACTGTTATCAAGACTTATACCGAAGAGTCTGCTTGGGGCGAGGATAGCGTAAGAACTGTAACCTCTTCTCGCAAGGAATGGCTTATCACTGGTGGAGCCAAGGAAACATATTCCTATGGTAGCGAAGCCAATGACAGCCCAGAAGATTTTGACTTGACTGCAAAGGAACTTGTAAAGGCTATGAGCGACAGAGAGACTTATCTTGCTACGGTAAAGAGCCGTCAAGAAGAGTATCAGGCATCCAGAAACACTCCTGCTCCCGCAGCCGCCGCAAGCGATAATACTGGATTCAATTTCTAATAATATGAGGAAGATGCGATATGGCAATTGATTTGTTAGCAATTGAGCCGAATAAAGTTTCTAGGGATTTAAGTGGATATATTACTTATATTTTTGGAGCCGCCAAGGTTGGTAAAACAACCTTGTGCTCCAAATTCCCTGGCGCTCTAATTCTGGCTTTTGAAAAAGGATATAATACACTGCCTGGCGTTATGGTTCAAGATATTACTCGCTGGAGTGAGTTCAAGGAAGTAATTAGAGAACTTAAAAAGCCAGAAGTAAAGACAGTTTTTAAGAGCATTATTATTGATACAATTGATGTTGCCGGTTCACTTTGTGAAAAATATATCTGCAATCAACTTGGTATTGATAATATTGGCGATGGTGGATGGTCTAACAATGGCTGGGCCAAGTATAAGAAAGAGTTGGAAGATTGCTTTAGAACAATTACCCAACTTGGTTATGCGCTCGTGTTTATTTCTCATGACAAGGATAAGACATTTAAGCGCAAGGACGGCTCAGAGTATAACCAAACTGTGCCTACGGCACAGACTTCTCTCAACAATATCGCAAAGGATATGGCAGATATTTATGCATATGCCAGATTAGACGATGTTACTGGCGAGCGCACACTTGTTATGCGCTCTTTGGATAATAGTGTTGAGTGCGGCTGCCGCTTCAAATATATGAAGCCTGAAATTCCTCTCGGATATGATGAACTGGTTAAGGCTTTAAATGAAGCAATTGACAAAGAAGCCAAAGAAAATGACAATAAGTATGTAACAGACGAAAGAACAAGCGTTAAGGAAACAACTGAATACGACTATGATGCATTGATGGAAGAGTTCCAAAATATTATTCAGCCGTTGATGCAGAAAGATCCACAAAACAATGGACCAAAGATTGTTTCAATTGTTGAAAAATATCTCGGCAAGGGAAAGAAGATTGCCGATACAACTAGAGACCAAGCAGATTTTGTCTATCTGATTGTTACAGAGTTAAAAGATACTCTAAAATAAAAAGACAAGTTTAACTTGTCTTTTTATTTTTAAAGGATGATATAATATGGCAAAACATATTGTAAAATGTTTTTATTGTAACGAGAAGTTTGATGCAAATAAAGAAGATTTTGTAATGATAAATGCTCGGCGCTACGCTCATAAGGCCTGCGCCGAGCAGGCGCAAAAAAATAAAAGCGAAGAAGAAATTGAAAAAGAAAAGTTAGAGCAATATATAAAATATTTGTTCAACATAGATAAATTAACTGTTAAAATTTAGAAGCAAATTGAACAATACGTTAAAGAAAATCATTATACATATTCTGGAATAAGACGAAGTTTAACTTATTTTTATGAAGTAAAAAATAATTCAATAGATAAGGCTAATGGCGGCATTGGCATTGTTCCTTGGATTTACAACACAGCAAGACAATATTACTATGATTTGTGGGTGGCACAGCAAAAAAACGCTGATAAAGAATTAGTTGATTATAAGCCTAATGAAATTGTAATTCAAATTTCTCCACCCGAGCGCAAGATGAAAAAGAAGAAATTCTTTAGTTTTTTAGATAGGGAGGTTGAAAAATGAGTTCTAAATATGTTGATACAACTGCGATTATGCAGGTTATTGGAACTGTATTTAATAACCCTTCCCTTTTGGATGAAACAGATAAATATACAATAACAGACGATGATTTTCCAGACCAGTTTCACAAGATTGTATTTGGTTCAATTTTTAAATTACACGAATTAGGCGTTCAAAAAATTTCTTTAATAAACATTAATGACTTTTTATCAACTCGCCCAAAAAGTGAAGCGGTTTATAAGACCCAAAAAGGCGACGAATGGCTATTGAAGATAGCTGAAGCAGCGACAGAAGAGACCTTTAATTACTATTATAACAGATTAAAAAAGTTCTCTTTGCTTAGAGCATATGACAATTTTGGAATTGATGTAACAGATATTTACGACCCTGATAATATCTTGGATTTAAAAAAGAAACAAATCCAAGAGGATTCATTAGATAATTCATCATTAAATCAATTAGCCGATTTAATAGATAATAAGATTGACGCTATTCGTATAAAATATGTTGATGAATGCTACGATGAATCAGAGCAGGCCGGAGACGGTATTTTTGACTTAATTGAAAGTTTTAAATTTCGTCCAGAAGTAGGTGTGCCATTATATGGCCCATTTGTGAATACTGTTACTCGCGGAGCGAGATTAAAGAAATTCTACTTGCGCTCGGCCGCTACTGGCGTCGGCAAGACGCGTTCAATGATTGCGGATGCCTGTTATATCGGCTGCTCTAAAATATATGATGAATTTTTAGGTTGGATAAAAACAGGCGCGGCGCAGCCGACATTATTTATTACAACCGAACAAGAAAAATCTGAAATTCAAACAATGATGTTGGCATTTCTTTCTAATGTTAATGAGGAGCATATCATTAATGGTAAATATGAAGGAAATGAAGAAGAAAGAGTAATGGAAGCGGCAAGACTGTTATCAGAAAGTCCATTATTTATTGATGAACTGCCAGATTTTTCCTTGCAAGACGTGGAAAATCACATTAAAAAGAATATCCGTGAGCATGATATTAAATATGTATTCCATGATTATATTATGACTTCTATGAAAATTCTTGAAGAAGTCACTCGCCGCAGTGGTGGCGTGAGATTGAGAGAAGATAATATTCTCTTTATGCTATCCAATAGATTAAAGGATTTGTGTAATCAATATGGAATATTTATTATGTCTGCTACACAGTTAAACGCAGACTATCAAGACGCGGAAACCCCCGACCAAAATCTTCTTCGCGGGGCAAAAAGTATTGCTGATAAGATTGACTATGGCAGTTTGCTTCTGTTGGCAAGGGATAGAGATATTCAAGCCCTTGAACCAATCCTGTCAAAATCAACATTCCCAAAGCCTATGATAAAAATGTCTATTTATAAAAATAGACGAGGCCGCTACAAAGGTATTTATCTCTGGTGCAAGGCAGATTTAGGCACCTGCCGCATTGAGCCTATGTTTGCTACTGGATGGGATTATGAGTTAATCCAAATGGACGATATAAAAATTAAATTAGTTGAAGAAAGTGCTTTTTAAAGGAGACAAATGAATGGAAAAAGTAGGTAGCGTTGAATATATTATGCCAAAGAGCTTTGCTAATGAACTACTTAAATCTCGTAAAAATTCTGAAAAAAATATTAATCCGCAGGATTTCTTAATTCAATATGTTAATGATGAATGTGGATTATTATATAAATGCACAAAGGTAACTATTTCATAAATGTTAGTATTTGATAAACAAGAAATCCGAGAGAGTTTATCAATTTATAATATATAGGAATTGTTAGAAGATTGGGGCGGTGAGCCTGAGCGATGCCCAACTGGGCTCATTGCCCGCACAATCTGCCATAATGGCATTAATGAAGATGCTTCGCGCAAACTTTATTATTATGAAAATACAGGATTGTTTAGATGTTATACGGGTTGTGATGAACCAGTATTTGATATATTTCAACTTTGTATTAAAGTAATGGGTTTACAGCATCATTTACAATATGATTTAAATGATGCTGTAAGATGGATAGCGTAGCATTTTGGTTTTGCAGGCAGAGAAGAAAATAGTCCTTCGTCCGATGGATTAGAAGATTGGAAAATTTTGGCAAACTATTCTCGGATAAAAGATATACAAGTATCTGCTCCTAATATTGTATTAGAAGAATATGATGATACTATTTTAAATAATTTCAATTATGACGTAAAAATTACGCCTTGGTTAAATGAGGGTATTTCATAGCAAGTATTGGAACACGCAGAAATTGGATTTTATCCAGGGGGCGATTAGATTACCATACCCCATTTTGATAAAAATGGCAGATTTATTGGTTTGCGCGGGCGCACAGTAGTTGCGGAAGACGCAGAAAGATATGGTAAATATAGACCAATTAAAGTAAATGGAATTTTATATAATCATCCTCTTGGATTAAATTTATATAATTTTAATAATTCAAGATGTATCATTCCAAAAGTAAGAAAAGCAATAGTATTTGAGGGCGAAAAAAGTGCGCTTTTATACCAAACATATTTTGGATTTGAAAGTGATATATCTGTAGCCTGCTGCGGCAGCAGCATATCTTCATATTAGATATAGTTATTAATTGATGCTGGAGCGCAAGAAATAATAATTGCGTTTGATAGATAGTTTCAGTATATTGGCGATGATGAATATCGCCACTTGATTAGTAATCTTAAAAAGATATAGGCTAAATATAAGAACTATGTTCAAATATATTATATTTTAGA